AAAATAACCACACCGCTTCCGCCAGCACCTGCCGTATTATTACTGGTACGACCACCACCGCCGCCACCTGTATTGGCAGTTCCTGGATTTGAACTTGAGGTTGAACCATTACCACCGCCACCTGTTCCACCTGTGCCTTGTGTCGGTGACCCTCCATCAGTTGCACCACCACCGCCACCTGCGTAAGTTACGGATGAACCAGTAATAGACACTGCAACACCGTTACCACCGTTTCCAGCAATACCACTAGCACCACTATTACTTGCAGCACCGCCTACTGCGGAAGCTCCACCACCACCACCACCTGCAGTAAAGTTTTCTAAGTCTGAATATGCTTGACCACCAGCATAACCTTGATTAGCAGTTCCAGTTCCAACAGTTCCAGATGGTCCTGGTCTACCAAAGCCAGTAGCTCCACCACTTCCACCATTTTTACCGTTTTGTTGTGAGCTATTTATAGTTGCCCCACCACCGCCGCCACCTGTTGAAGTTATTGTAGAAAATACGGAGTCATTACCATTTGTTCCGGCAGTTGAATTACCTATTCCTGCTGCGCCACCTGCGCCAATAGTAACTGTGTAATTTGTCGATGGTGATACAGTTAAAGCAGTTTCTAAACTTCCTCCGCCACCTGTTGCAGTAACAGTTGAACGTAGTCCACCAGCACCAGCACCACCACAAGCGGCGCCACCGCCTCCTGCAACTACTAGATAATTTACTGTTCCATCAAAACCTGGTAAACCACCACCAGACAAAGCTGCAACTATGTTACCTATCATTATGCAATTCCGCCTACTACATACCATGCGTCTGTGCCAGTTTTAATACATACTGCAGATTTATATTGTGCAATAGTTGGAGATGCTGCAGTTGCGCCTGCACTTAATATTGTTGTAGTTCCTGATGTTACTGCACTAATTGTGCAAGTACCTACGCCAATGTTTAATACAGTTAATGCTGTGCCTATTGGAAATGCCACAGAAGCATTAGTTGGAATCTTAAATGCTATAGCTGTTGCTTTGTTCATTATCTGTAACACCTGGTATTGGTCATTAAGCACAGCTGTGTAATCTGCAGTGTTGGCAGTACCTACTGTGAATGAAGTTAATCCATTAAACATGCCAGAGGTAAGTACATCACCTGTAGCTGCTGGAAATCCTGTTGCCATTATTGCTCCTTAATAAGAAAGTACGTTTTGCCCTAAGACACCGTAATTTACGTTGCCTATTATAAACCCATCTATGACAGGTTCTAGTGTTGTAAAGGTTGTTTTCCAACTATTTGGTGTTATGTTCATGCGTACACCAAAAATCTGTAAGGTCTTTTCAAGTAAAGATCCACCTGGCTGGGTAGTAATAATGGTTATAGGATCAAAGAAATCTAGGTCTAGGGCTGCTACTACACCTGTGTCATAGTTAGGCGTGTAGAGATCTAGGACTATGGCATCACATCGGATCGTGGTCTCAGCTCTACTGGCCACATAAGCCTGGGCATAATCTAGGGCTACTGCATCGGTCTGCATGAGTAAGTTGTCTTGAAAGTAACTATGCAGGAAGTATTTGTCAATAGATGCTTGATTAAACGCTACCTGTGCCGTGCCACCAGTCCTAGTAATAGTGGCTTTATTAAATATCAGCACATCATTAAGAATCCAACTTGCATCAAAGTAAACAATACCTGTGCCGTTATCTGCAAAAACTGTAGGTGTGCCACCAATAGATCCAACAGTTACAGCTCTATCTTGGAATACAAATGAACCATATCCATCTACATATAGTGCGCCATACTCAGAAGTGGATACGGTAGTAAGAGCTGACAAAGCTGTGCGGTTAGTTCCTGGGTCTGCCTGCATAGTAGTAAGTCCTGCATCTATATCACGCATTGAATCAGGCCAGTCAATTTGATCTAATATCTTGTTAATACGTGTGCCAGATAATTGTCCAGCAGTGGCATCTGTGACTGTGCTGATCTGTGCTATCTGGGCTAATCTAAATGCATCTACAGCTTGTATAGTCGTAATGGCTACGGTGTCGTCTGACTCTCCTGGGTATGTAGTTACATAGGACGTAATGAATCCCGAGAAGATGGGATATGTAACGCCATTAAAGGTTGCAGTAATCTGCACTTTTTTCATAGGTGTTAATAAATTGTAATATGGCCCGCTTACATTCTGTGGGTTAAAGTCGCCATTTTGATCTGTAATGCGTAAAGTAAGTGCGCCTGTTTGAAATTGATCTGATAGTGCAGTGCGGCCTCGGTTAGTCTCAATACGATTAACCTGATTAGACACATCTACAATTACAGCTGCTGAATCTGCTAATACGTTAGTGCCTAAGATGCCTTGGTCAATAATCATAGCCTGAGCAAATGCTGGCCCAGTGCTAAAGTTAATTATTGCATTTATTACTGGTACTGCCATTACGGTAACTGTCCTGCGCCAGTGGTGCTAAAGCCAGTACGACCAGCGACTTGGATACTCTCCGCTACTAATTGTGCAAACTTATCACCAGATGGTGAATCAATTCTTACGTTAACATCTACAGATCTATTGCCTGATTCTCTAGCTCTTTCTGTTGCAATTTGTGACACATTCATACCAACATAACTAGTTGTGCCTACTAATTGTGTTGCTAAATCTTGGAAGTAGCCAGCTGTCAAAGGCACAAAACTAGGTGTGCTAGTTGTAGTAGTTGTAGTAGTTGTAGTAGTTGTAGGTAACTTACCACCCATGCTTTCAATGAACGCATTGATTTTAGCAGTCATAGCCTTAACTGCATCTAATGCAAAATTGAAGTTATCTGCAAACTTTTTAGCAGCCTCAGCTGCTTCCAATTCGGCCAGTATTTTCTTAGACAAAGCCTCGTTATTATCCAAAATGGCTAACTGAGCTTTTAAGCGTAATTTAGTTTCTTCATCCACTGCAGCGTTTAATGCAGCTGTAAGTCCTATGCGCTCTACATCAAATTTATCTTTTAATTTATCTGTTGCAGTCTTAGCTTTTAGAGCAGCGTTTTCTTGTTTACGCAAAGCAATGGCATTTCTAATTGCATAATATTCTTTAAGTCGAATTGCTTCCGTAGCTGTTGGAATTCCACCATAACCACCTACATTAGTTTGAGTTTGAGCTGCTTTAGCTGATGCACCTTTATTGGCTAAAGCTTGAAATCCTAAACCAATGACTCCGCCAGTTAATTGAAACTGTAAAAACTTGTTGGCAAAACTATCCTGATTTTTATTTAGTCCAACAAATTCTTTAGTTTGAGCAATTAAAATTGACAAGCCGTAAATAGCATTACCTATGTTGGTAGCAAAATTTTCCATTGAATCAGCAGCGCCCTGTACTCCGTTTGGTCCTGAAAGCACTGATATAGAATTTACTAAATCTTCACCAATAGTTTCTGATGCTCTTGCAGCAGCACCTTGTAACAAACTCATTTTGCCAGCGTAAGTATCTAAACGTGCTAGTGCTTGTCCTTTAAATTTGTTTTCTAGCAAAGTCATTATTTTATTCATGTCGCCAGTTTTTAAAGTGGCCTTATCAATACCAGCGCCTAATCTAGATAAAGCAGTAGTTTGTCCAGTAAATCCTTTAGCAAGTGCCGTGCTTACTTCTTGCACAGATTTACCTGTAGCAGCACTTATATCTAATGCTAAAGCTAAACCTCTTTGGCTTTGAGTTAATGATCCAGTAGCTGTAATTAAAGTCTGTAACGCTGGGCGAAGAAAATCATCTAGCACGCCGGTGCTTTTTTCTAGGCTGGCTATGTAACGCTCTACCTCTGTGGTGGCAAACCCAAAGCCCATATTTTGCAGTTGTACCGATAAAGACTTAGCAGCAGCTTCATCTTTTATAAAAGCATTTATAGCTGTTTTAGAAAACCTTAATACTGCAGCCGTGCTGAACGCGGCAGCAAAGACCTTAGTAAAACTTTTTAATTGTTTTTCAAAGGCTGATACTTCTTTCTTGCCTTTTTTTAATCCTTTGTTATCAAAGGTGCTGACTGCGCTTACAATTAAATTAGCCACTATGCAGCCCTCGTTAATTGAGTTTTATTATTAAAATCTGTGGCTACGGTATTTATGGCATCAACAACAGCAGGTATAACTCTGTTAGATTCTTCAGACCAAGCCCTGTAAATTAAACGGCCCTTTTGTTTATTTTGGCCTTTCATCTGACTAAGTGATTCAGCTGATTCTATAAAATGAATGCCAGCATTAGGATTAAGGCTTTCTGAACTAGATGATCCTCTAGGATTTTTACGCCCAGCAGTTTCAAAGATTGCGCCAGGTGCAGATATGTTTGCTACATAGAATGCGGCAGCAAATCCAGATCTATTTCGCCTGTTTGTTCCAGCGTTGTATTTAATAAGATTCTTAGCCAATGAATAATCATAAGGTGGGAATGGTCTGTATTTAACTGTATCAGCTGACGCAGTGCCTTTACCCCAACCACTTAATACTTCATTTTGCTGTGGTAAATATCCACGTGCTTTATCTCGGACAATTAGCATCGCAGTTTTAATATCTTTAGACATTTGCTTGTTAAGTTGTGGCTCAACATCGCGCATAGCCTTTTGGAGTTGTTTAACGCCGTTTACGACTACTGGCATTTTTTATCTCCTTAGCTCTATCCTGTAAGACCTGCACAATAGCCCGTAACATCTCTGGGTCCATGTTAATGAACTCAGTAGGCGCGATCCCTAGCTCTACAGATAAACTTGCTATCGCATAGAGCGTAGAGTCACGCTGTACTATTTTTTTTCTTCGTCTAATACCTCGACAGTTTCTAGGCTGTCAATAAACTCAACACCAAATACAGGAACAGTTACGTTAGCCCTACGTAAGCACTCATGCGCCAAGTAATAAATCTCGGTCTGCCGTTCGTGGTCACGTAGGACTTTACTAATTCCTGCGCCGTACTTTAACTCGAAAGCGTACTCGACACCTGGCGTGATTTTATGTTCTGTAACCTCGCCATTAGCCCTTGTTATCTTTAGCTTTGCCATTATTGCTCCTTATGATACTGCTACAGTTATTACGCTGTTGCAGGTAAATGTAATCGATTGACTTGATATATCGCCAACAGCACCATTTACGTTTTGTAGATTGTTGACCAAAACCGTAGTGGAATATGAAGGATTATCAGCAGATACTGCTGCGCTTGATTGCTTAATTACTACAGGCACAGTTGTACCATAAGCAGCACGCAAGGTTGGAATAACTTTTGTGGCTGCATTGTCATTAAGGAAGTCTAGAGTAATTGTTGATGCCTCTAATCCCTTAGCAAACTTGTGTGCAGTATCGCCCATAGCAGTTACTTCTAATTCATCAAATGCCTGGTTAATAGTTACAGCTGTTACATACGCTGATAGGTCAACACTGTTAAATGTTACCGAAACGGTATTGTTTAAGAAAATTGCCATTATTACTCCTTATCTTTCTCTTTAGTTGGTGCTGGTGTTGGTGCTTTTTCTACTTGGCCTATCTTAATTAAGAAGGCCTTCTCTTCGTCTGTTAGTGCCATGTTAGCTCCAGCTCGTTAGTATTGATACAGTTATTTCTGCAGTTAATAAATCTCCGCTTGCCACACTAGCGATAGCTGGAGCAGAGACACTTGATATGTTTAGCACCAAAGATGATGCATTTAGTTTAGTCACTACGGCTACAATAAAATCTTCTATGCCTGCTAGGTTGCCTTGGTTATCAAATGCCGGGGTTGTAATCATTATTTTAAAATTTGCTAATGGTGCAATAGATGTGTAGTCATTATTAGATGGCACTATGTATGGGTCAGATGGTGTGATAACTACGCTGTTTGCTAAAATTGTTGCAGGTGGATAAGCAAAGGTAGACCACACGCCTGCATTGGCTAGGTCTGTTGCTAGTGTGCCACGTAATGTGGTTATTGCTGCTGGCATTATCCGACCAGTGAATTAGGACTAGAATACGGTTGGATGAGACCACGCACTCTGTTAATCAGCTGATAACCCATCCGATATGGGCTTGCAGTGATCCCATCCATACCTACCCCACCAGTCTGGCTAACTTGACGTGCTTGCCAGATGTCTACAGCTACGATCATCGCAGCCTCTCTTATGGCAGGGGTCGCAGTGTAAGCCTGTGCTTTATGCTCTGGGCCAAGGGCTCGGCCGTATGGTTTAACGAAATGAAAGTTATCATCCGCAGCTGTCTTTGCGTATTGAATAAAGCTGTAGCCGTTAGGGTATGAACTAAGTGCGTATGTACTCCAAAACATTGTGCCGATTGAAGCGGGCACTGTAGTACCTGGAAATGATCCTGTTAATGTGTATGTGCCGTTATACGTTGCACCACAATTAGACACTGTTATTGATTGACCTGTAGTAAATATGCCAGGATTTGATAATACTAAAGTTGCTACGTTATTGCTAATAGATG